GGGCGCTAACGTGTCCCGTTCGTACAAGCACTCTCCAGTGTTCACGTATGCTCGCGCGGGCTCTAGTAAGTGGTGGAAGGCCAAGTCGAATCGCAGGTTGCGACATCGCGTGAAAGAGGCGTTACGGCGTGGAGCGCCGTTGCCTTTGCTCAGGCAAGTGTCTGACAAGTGGGACTCATCACAAGAAGGGCGCTACTGGATGCGGGGATCATCTTGGCGGGTGTGGCGCAGCGAAGAGTGGGTGCGATGGATGATGCGAAAGTAGGGGGATGATATGAGTATGAGCGACAGAGAACTAAAGGGGCGCTATTGGAATAGTACCCATCGGCAAGACGACGGTTCCATTCGCGTGAATATGATCGGGGAGGATGGCACCGAGGTTTTCTTTTTTTTCTTGGACGACGACGAGACCAGGACGGCGGCAAACTCGCTACTGCGCATGGTGAACCCTGATGGGACTGCCCGACAGTCCGAGAGTATTCTCTTGGGCGAGCGCGAATACCAGCGCGGGCGTGCAGACGGAATGGTGCAGATAATGGATGTGATGAGGGGCGCGCAATGAACCGACGAGATTTTTTGCGCAAGGCGCTCGGTGGGGCCGCAGGAGTAGTGGCGGCCAAAGTGCTCCCTGAGAGTGCGGGGGCGCCAGTCAAGGAGCCAACACTTGTTACGGATACCAGTGGGCATCTTGAGGCAGACGGGCTCTTTATCCCCCGCGCCGGGTATCTCGATTACGAGGGGGGCGGGGTAGGCTCCTGGACAGAGGCGTATGTCGATGTTGCAGAGCACACACATGGAAGGGACAGAGACTGGGTGAAAGAGCGCCTATTCCACACGCCCCAGATCGAGGTGCCAGACGATGACGTACAGATGGCAAGCACGTCGTCTTATGTGGTTTCCAGTGCGTGGTATCCGTCGCTTGAGAAGAAGGCGACATGAGCAAAAAGGCCAAGATAGCAAAGCAGCGAAAGCGCATCAAGGCGCTAGAGGCCGAGATGGCCGAAATGAGGGAGCGTATTCGCCTTCTGGAGAGAGGGTTGAGGATAGTGCCGCCGCCCATAGTGATTCCTCCATACAAAGGGCCTGATTCGGACAAACTGTGGCGCACGCCATTTTGGGTCAGAGACACGGGCGATCCGCTACCTGACCCAGGCTATACGGTCACTTGCTATAGGCCGGGCGACATGAAGCCGTTTTGTGTTGTTTCGCGTTGAATGATCCATAGTCCTGATGGTCTCTGTGGGACAAAGGCTTGAGGGGCGGGGCTTGCTATCATAGAAAGACGACATGCCAGCGAAAAACCTTGTGACCGCGCAGCAAAAACGGGATAACAAGGGCCGCTTTATCGTCGAGGGTAGCGACCCAGCGGCGGTGAGCGCCAGCCAAGTAGTGGCCCAGCGTACCAGAAAGGGCGGCGTCACCGCTGAACAGCAGACGCGCTACTTGACCCGCCTCCATAAGCGCGTGACGATGGAGGACTGGGACGCCATCGCCGAAAAGGCCATTAAGCAGGCCAAAGAGGGGAACTGGCGTGCGCGTCAGTGGCTCTCTGACTATTGTATGGGTAAAGCACAGCCGCCGTCGGCGCCCGCCGTCATTAACGATAATCGGAGCCTAGAACTTGACTTTAGCAAACTCTCGGGCGAACAACTCGCAAAGGCCCTTGAGCTTGCCAGACTTCTCGGTCTTAGAGGCGAGACTCCAGGCGGAACTGGCGACTCGGAGGCTGGCTGAGTTTTCGCGGCAGGCATGGCCCCAGGTCGAGCCCGCCGTTGAGTACATGCACAATTGGCATATTGACGCGATTGCCGAGCATTTGGAGGCGGTCACAGAGGGCCACATTCGGAACCTTGTGATTAACATGCCGCCCAGGTCGATGAAGTCTTTGCTCGTTTGCGTATTTTGGCCCACGTGGGCATGGACGAAGCGCCCTAACCTGCAATGGCTATTTTCATCCTATGCCGAGGACTTGGCGCTACGCGACTCGCTCAAGTGTCGTCGGTTGATTGTTTCGCCGTGGTATCAGGAGAATTGGGGCCACGTATATCAACTGCGTGGCGACCAGAATCAAAAGAGCAAGTACGAGAACAATAAGGGCGGCCATCGCATCGCCATTGGAATTGGTGGGGTGGCGACTGGTGAGGGCGGCGACATCTTGGTCATGGATGATCCTGTCAAGGCCAAGGACGGCAATTCGGACGCGACGCTCAAGTCAGCAGCGTCTTTCTTGGACGAGACCCTGAGCACGCGGGGGAACAACCCCAAGACGGTGCGCAAAGTTATTATTATGCAGCGGTTGAGCCAGAAAGACCCAACGGGCCATGTGCTGGAAAAGATGGGTATGGGCGGCGAGCGGTGGGAGCACTTGTGTCTGCCCATGCGCTATGAGGGCAGCCGCTACATGACCAGCATCGGGTGGAGAGACCCGCGCAAAGAAGAGGGTGATCTTCTGTGGCCCGAGCGGTTTGGAGAGAAAGAGGTCGCTGGACTAGAAAAGAGCCTTGGGCCACGCGGGGCCGCTGGGCAATTGCAGCAGAGGCCAGCCCCCCAGGGGGGCGCAACGTTTCTCAAGTCGTGGTGGACAGGCCAGAATCGCTACCATCACCGAAAGAATGAGAAGGTCAGCCGTTGGTTGAGTGTGGATACGGCCTTGAAAGAGGCAGACGATAACGCCTATTCGGCGGTGTCTACGTGGGATATGTTGCCCGACTATCGCATTGCCCTGACTGATGTGTGGCGCGATAAGGTGAACTTTCCCGACCTGATTGCACAGTTGGAGAGACTGAGCGTCCATGCAAACAGGGACGACCTGTTGGGCGGGGTGGTTATTGAGGATCGCGTGAGCGGTATCAGTGCCGTGCAGACACTCAGGGCGCAGTCGCCCGAATGGTTGGCCAGCCGAGTGATCGCATTCCCCGTAGGGGGGAAGGGCAAACTCTATCGCGCTCGGCAAGCGAGTTCGTGGTGCGAGCGGGGGGGTGTGCTGTTGCCTTATCCAGCGGACACAGCCCCGTGGTTGTACGAGTTTGAGGAAGAGATATTTAACTTTCCAGGGTCTCGATATGCCGACCAGGTGGATACGTTCTCGCAGATGGTTGTCTATTTGGAGTGGTATCTGTCCAGTTGGTGGCAAGGGGTGATGAACGGATGAGCCCAAGAAAGTATTGGGGCAACATAAGGAGCCATCGTAATGCCCTTGCGTTCTAGGACTGACCTGTCTATCCATATGCTCAAGTCATGGGTGACTTATTACGAGCACGAAAAGCCTGTGCGCGAGTTGTACGACCTGCTCAAGGCGTACTACCTGAACAATGGACTATATGACGCACTCTATAATGCCCTGTATAGTGTGGGGGCTCAGACCCAAGACCTGCGCCCTCTGCGAAATCCGGCCTATCGAGCGGTGGAGTTTTACGCGGCCAAGCTGTGGCCAGGGCAGTTGCCCGAGGCGCTGAATATCGTATCGGAAAACAAAGGGTTGCCCGACACAGTTCACCAAATATGGCTTTGGTCGAACTGGGTACAAATGAAACAGCGGGCGGCGCGCTGGGCGGGCATCTATGGCGATGTTTTTATCAAAGTCGAAAAGCCGCCCGACAAAGATCGCGTCTACTTGGCTCTGATCGAGCCTCAGCACGTAACGGACTTTGTGGTAGACGAGCGGGGATACATGACGTGGCTCAGGCTGGACATCCCCCAAGTGCGGCGTAAAGATAATGTCAACCAAGCCTTTATCCGCACAGAGATATACGACAAGGCGACGGATTCCTTGCGCATTTGGGAGCATACGCAAAGCCCCGAGACAGGCGAAAGCGGCCTGGGAGACCCCAAAGAGCAGTATGCGCTGACGGAACGTCTCAGAAACGACTTTATTCCTGTGGTACAGGCAAAGTTGCGAGATATTGGCGAGGACAGAGGGCTGGGGGCCTATACCCAAAGCATCGACAAGATTGACGAGGCCAACCGGATCGGAACACGCCTCCACCAAATGCTTTGGCGATACAACAAGCCTGTATGGGCGTTGCGCGCTAACCAGGTCTCTCCCGATGGGCGGCCTATTCCGGCCCCGCGCATCGACAAAAACAGCGACTCAGAGATCGAGATGGGCGGGGATCAGGTGTTTCGTTTGCCTGGGAATAGCCAACTCGACCCGCTCATTCCTAACATCTCTTGGCAGGACGCCTTGTTGGTACTACAAGACCACATGAGCGAGCTGGAGCATGACTTGCCAGAGCTGGCCTATTGGCGAATGCGGGAGATTGGCGAGTTGTCGGGGCGAGCTGTCCAGTTGCTTTTGGGCGACGCGATTGACAAGTTGCTAGAGGCACGCGCCAACCTAGAGGCGGCCCTTATTCGCGCAGACCAAATGGCGATTAGTATAGGGCAGGAGTTTGAGTTGTTTGATAATCTGGGGGATTACGACAAGGGCGCCCTAGATCACACCTTTGAGGCCCGCGAGGTCATCCCAACGCCAGAGAGCGAGCGAGCGCAAACCGTGTCGCAATATACGGGCGCAGGGGTCGCCAAGCAGAGCGCGCTACAGCGCGCGGGATGGACAGAGGATCAGATCGCAGAGGAAAAGCGATTGGCCGCAGAAGAGGAAAAGGAGCGGCAGCGCGCTTTCGAGCAGAATATGCTAGAGTCACAGCGCAGATTTGGCCAAGAGGGGGAGGCAGATGGCCCATCCAATGCGCCAACTGGCGAGCGAGTGGAGGGATAGGCTTCACGCCGAAGATGCCGCAAATCGCCTCGCCCTGACACGCTTGTGGATGGCGATGGAGAGAGAGGTCGGCCCCTCGATTGCGGCCTATGTTTACAGCCCAGAGCATGAGCGCGAGCAATGTGGCAAAGGTTTGGTGAGTCGTGTTCGACAAAATCTGCCGCCCGTGATAGCAGGAGCAAGGGCTATTATAGAGCGGGCGGGACGCACCTTTTCAATTTATGGCGGACAGGCTGGCCAAGCGTTTTTCCGAGAGCAGGGCCAAGACTCGCCTCACCATACGGCCCCGCCCGAGTGGGGGGGTGAGTGGGAAGAGCGCCTTGAGAAAGCGGGCGATCTCGCTTTGGCCGCGCTCTTGGCGGCGATGTTGAGGGCAGGAGATAGTGCGGCAGCGGTGCGGATGCTCCAGCGAGAGATCGGCAAGGGGCTGGCCCCCCTCCTAATGGTGGGGAGAGATTATCCTGCCCATATGTTCCGCGCCAGCTTGGCCCTTTATGAGGCCCCTCGATGGGTGCGTGTCTCGGCCAGGGCGCGATCTACGTGTATGGCATGTATCCTGCTGGATGGTACGCCACTGAGGGAGCCGGGGGACTTGCAGGATCATCCTCATGGACTGTGTTTCCCGGTTCCTGTGTTTGACTCAGCGTGGCCAGGGGAGACGGGCGAGGAATGGTTTTTGGGCCTTGAGCCAGACGAGCAAGAGGCGTTGATGGGGCCAGCATATTATGCCGCATGGATCAAAGGGGCGTTTGATTTGGACGACTTGATCTTGTTGACGGCTGCTGGATACGTTATTGTGCGCAGTTTGAGAAGCCTGACCGAGGGGGAGCATGAAAATTGATGTGGCGGTTCTGAATCAGGGGTGGATTCGTACCGAGTTGGTTGAGCGAATGGTCAAAATATCGCATGACCCTCGCTATGACCTAAGAATCACCTACCCGACGGGCTCGCCAGTTGCGCATAATCGCAACGCGATTTGCAAGGCATTTCGTGAGGGCGATAGCGACTTTTTGTTGATGACGGATGATGACCAGTTTTGGCAAAAGAACCCGCTTGATGCCGTCGAGCTTGACCTGGACGTTCTTGGGTTCCCGACTCACGTGTTCCAGCCAAAGAGAGAGCCGGTCAGCCCCATTCGCTGGAACGTGGTAAAACTGCCTGGGGAGCAAAAGGGCGCGATTCGAGAGGTCAAGGGGATCGGGTCTGGGTCGCTTTTGATCGCACGCAGGGTGTTGGTTCATCCTGATTTGCGCGACCCATTTCAAGATCGGTTTGATGATGAGGGGTTGCGCCAGGCCAGCGAGGACTTGTGGTTTTGCGAAAAAGCCCGAGAGGCGGGGTTCAAGATTTGGATGGCGGCGAACAACCCGTGCCATCACATCAAGCCGGTTGACCTGATGTATGTGGACTTGCTGATTAAGGGGGAGATCAGTGAGCATCTTTTGGGCAACGCTAGTCGTTAGTTTGGTTGAGCTGCAAATTAGCAGAGACAACCTGGGAACGCCATTCAACGGATACGGGGCCTTGGGAGATACGTGGCATCGCAGGAATCAGGCGCCCATGCGCTATCGCGCTTTGATGGCGTGGCTGATTGGGTGGATGCCCGATAGCAGGGCGAGACTGGTGTTGTACTTGCTGGCTCGGGCGATTATGACGGCGACAACGCTCTTCTTGGCCGAGGCGGTGTTGGGCGATTGGCGATGGATGGCGCTGGCCCTTGTCGCAACGTCGCGGTTCGACTATTGGGAGCACTATCCCGAATTGGTTGGGATACTTGGGATATTATCAGGGAATCCTTATTGGGCGGCGATAGGCGCGGTGGGCTGGGGACTGAGCCGCGAGACGGCGTGGATGGCCCTGCCTATGGCGGCGGCGACTGGGCAGTGGTGGGCGCTTATGGCGCTACCCGCGCTGGCGGCGGTGCGGATTGGTCAGGGCAGAGCGGAACTATATTGCGAACGATGGACGTTCTGGGCGCTTAATTGGCCCGATATACAGTCGGTTCGTGCGCGATTTGACCCATACCCGCCCATAGCTATAATCTTGTCGATAGGGGCGCTGGTTGTCCCTTTGTGGGGCGATATGTCCTGGGCCTTGCAGAGAACAGCGTGGGCCGCACCTATATTTGTGGTTGCGGCGTGGACATTGGCCCGTCCCAGGGAGATTCGGATTCTTTTGCCCACGGCGATTTGGATGATTGGGGCGTGGGGATAACATGGATAACCGCCAGCTATGGCTGGCCATTCGCCAAGCCTTGATTATTATGCTTGGCGCAATAGAGGATCATTTAGGCATAAGAAGAAGCATAGTGCCTAAGCGTAAGAGATAAAGGAATAGCTACCGAGAACGCACAAGCGATCTCAGCGGCACATTTGCGAGACAGCGGACATCCGCCGTTTCGGAGGTGTGCCGCTTTTTTGTTTCCGTATCGGGTCGCACCCGAAACAGCGCATATATACGGAGGAATCATGGCTGAGGACAAGAAGCAACCGATTGATGAGACGCCACAGGACAATCCGGCTGCGGAGCCGAAAACTACCGAGACTAAGGCGCCTGATGGCCCACCGGACACATGGGAAGCGATTTACAAGAGCGACCGCTTCAAGCAACTGCTCCAGAGCAACAAGGACATGAAGAGCGAGTTGGCCCAAAGAGAGGCCGACGCCAAAAAGGCAGAGGAAGAGCGCCTAGAGCAGCAAGAGGAATGGCGTAAACTGGCCGAGCAGCGCGGAGAGGCGCTGGCCGATGCCGAGCGTAAACTGGCCGAAAACCAGATCGCTATGTTGCGCCAGAAAGTTGCCCAAGAAGCGGGACTCCCTAACGCGCTGGCTATGCGGTTGCAGGGCACAACAGAGGAAGAGCTGACGCAAGACGCCCAAGAGTTGGCCAAGTTGTTGCCCAAGAAGGACGGGGGACTCCCCCCGACGCCAAAGCCCAAAACGGGCGATCCGATACCGGACGAAGAGAAAAGGAAGAGGGCTTTTAGAAGCCGTCTCTAGGAGTAGCAAAAATGTCTGATCTGACGATTACAGCCACGGATGTGGCGCCCATCGAAATCTTTGAGCAAATGACTGGCCCCGCCGAGGAAGCCCTGAACGCGGGCGAAATGGTGCGGCTGGCCACGGGCTCGGGCAAGATCACGCCGGGTAACGCAACCGCCGCTGCTGAGGCGCGGGTTATTGGTATGGCGATTAAAACCGCCGACTTTGCCAACGACTCCATCACAGTGGTCAAGCGTGGCATCATCGACGTGGGCGACGCCCTGGACGGAATGGACTATGATGACGCGGTGTATTTGTCCAACACCGATGGCACGTTGGGCACAGCCGCCGCCACGGTCTCTACGATTGTTGGCCGCGTGGTGCCCGTATGGGGAAGCTCGACAGCGGACAAGGCGTTGTTCCTTGACCTGCCGGCGAACCTGTAGGAGGTAACACAACATGGCTAATACACTGGCTTATGGATTCATCGGCCTTGAGGAACTGAGTAAAGAGCGCGTCAATACGGTTGGCGTGCCTCGTATTTGGGACGCGATCATGCAGAGCGCCGCAGAGCACACGCGGCAAGTCAATGAGTTGATGGCCTCCTTTGTGGAGCGGACAACCGAAGCCAAGCAGCGGTTCCAACAGCCTGGGGCGGGCACATTGCAGCCCATTGACGAGTGGGGCGTGCCGCAGCCCGTTCGTGAAGAGGGCTACTATGATGTGGCCTACCCGATTCAGGGTGGCGCGCACGCTTGGGGAACCAACCGTGTGTCTCGCGCACTGATGACGGTGAAAGAAGCAAACCGCCAGACGGTCGAGGCTATCCGCCGCGATGCGGACTGGATACGTCGCCACCTGTTGGCGGCTGTGTTCGACAACGTTTCGTGGACATTCAACGACCGAGTAGGCGCTAACGGGAACGATGGCTTGGGCAGCATCACAATCGAGCCCCTGGCCAACGGTGATACCGTGGCGTATCTCAAGACGAGCGGGGGCACCGCGACCGACACGCACTACCTGGCCCAGGCCAGTGCTATCGACGACTCGAACGACCCCTTTGACGACATCTACACAGAGTTGATGGAGCATCCTGGCAATGCGGGCGGCGCTGTTGTGGTCTACGTTCCGACCAACCTAACGTCTACGATTGAGGCGTTGACCGCCTTTGTGCCGGTCGCCGACCCCGAGATTGCCTATGGCGCCAGCACCGATCTTTTGCGCGGCAGTATCAGCGCCGGATTTGGCCAAGAGGTACTGGGGCGCGTGGACAAGTGCTGGATCGTCGAGTGGCAGAATCTCCCCGACAACTATATGCTCGCGCACGCCCAGGGCGGCGGCCCTGTGCTCAAGATGCGTGAGTATCCGGCCCCTGAGTTGCAGGGCTTTTTCCCCGAGGATCACAGCCCGAATGGCAACCTTGAAGTGTTGCGCATGATTCGCTATGCAGGCTTTGGTGTGGTCAACCGCACCGGCGCCGTAGTCTATCGCATCGGGAATGGCTCGTATGGCATCCCCAGCGGCTATGACGCACCCCTGGCGGTCTAGCAGACAGGATGACGGGCGTAGAGGGGTTCATCCTCTACGCCTAGAGGAGTAAACATGAACAAACAGAAACTCTTTTGCATCATCGCTGTCATGCTGGCCTTGCTCTCGCTCTTGCCGTTTTCGGCGATGGCGGATCAGCCGGGCCGAAGCAACTTTACTTGGCTAGTTGCCAAAAAGTTGACGGTCTGGTACGGCGGGGCAGAGTTCAACTCTGACCTACAGATGAATGGGAACGAGGTCTATCTGGACGCCGATGACGATACCTATCTGAGCCCGGCGACAGACGACACGATTGATGTATATATCTCGGACGCCAAAGACTTTACATTCAGTGCCAATACGCTTACGGCCCAGAGCGGCAGTACGATTGCTGCACAAGCCTTTACTGCAACCAGCGGCGATTATTCTAGTACACTCAACACAGACGGCGTGGTGACGTTCAATTCTACACTTGATGTGGATGGCAACATCACCAGCGGCACCGGCGGCATCACCATGACTGACTATGTGATGATCGACGGCGCTGAGGATGCAGTGCAGCTTACCGTACAGGGCTATACAACTCAGACCAACAACGCCCTAGTAGTCGAGCAGAGCGATGGCACCGATGTCTTTACAGTGGATGATGATGGCAACACAGTCATCTCGGGCACGCTGACAGTGGCCGATCAACTCCAGGCCGCCACCATTACGGTAGAGGCCGAAGGGGTTGGTGATGTTGTCACCGTAACCATTCAACTAGAGGATTTGGCGGGCTCGGACATTGCCGCAGCGGGCGGGCTCTTGGCCTACCTGTCTGATGATAGCGATGGGTCTAGCCTTGTGGCCACTGCCCCCGATGGGGGTATTGCTATCGGTACGGATGGTCTGGCGATTGAGACGATTGCGAACAAGGCCATGTGGCTTGTGAGCGAGTCGGATGGTGACATTGACCTGATTGTGACCGAAAGCGGGAGCAAGACTGAATACTTGGTCTTGGTCTTGCCAGACGGCTCACTGGTGGTCAGTGGGGCCATCACACATGCAGCGTAAACGAAGCAGTGGCGATGATCGCCTACTAGGAGCGGATTATGAATCTAGCAGCTAGAGGGCGTCGTAATGCCCAAGCGCAGAACACGATTGTAGAGAAACTGGGGATACTGACCCAGAAATTGGGGGTTGAGGTGGAGGGCTTGGATAAACTCATGCCCAACCACCGAGACCCTGCGGTACGCGGTGTTTTGCAAAAAGAGGCAATGGCCAAGTTCTTGACTGATCTTGTTGAGGCTTTGCCGTCCAAGCGGGCCACGCGGCGCCGGAAGAAGAAAGACCCCACCCCCGATGTGTCAGAGGCAGTTGTCGAAGAGCCTGCCCCTGACGCACCAGAGGAGAAGGAACAAGAGCCTGTTCTTGACGCACCAGAGACCGAGGACGAAGGCGCCCCCGTTGAGGAACCAGAGGCGGAGTAAGAATGGCCATTCCCAGCTCGTACACGGACGCGACGCTCAAAGCCTATATGCACACAGTGTTGGGCGCTGTGGCGACGACGCTGGAGTGGACGGTCGATGGTGGCGATTATGACGAGGTGCTAAACGAGACCTTGTTTGCATACGACACCGACGACGTGGCTGACGTGTCGGGGCGAAGCAACTTGCTCAAGCTCCGCACGTTGGCGCGCCGAGAGGTATGGCGCGCGGTTATGGGCGAGGTGAGCGGAGACTATGACTTTAAGGACGAGTCGGGCGACAACAAACGCTCGCAGGTCTTTCGCCAAGCCAAAGGTATGTTTGAGCAGGCCGCCGGTGAGGCGATGGTGTACGACCAGAACTATCTAGTAGAACAAGACGCCATCGACTATGACGACCCCTATCAAGCATACGACGAGAACGATGACACATGAGAGCCATTAGCAGCAACGAAACCGCACGTAAGCGCACGCACGTTACCCCTAAAAGGGCAACGACGGCTGTGGTTATGCGCCCTACATTGTCTGACGATGGCGCTGGCGGATTTACCGATAGCCCAACGACAGTGGGCACCTATAGCGCCCGCGTAGCTCCCAATACAGACTACAACTTTCCTATGGAACTCATCAAAGCGGGCGAGATGAAAAGCACATCCGTGTGGGCTATCGGGTTCCCAGTAACGGCTGACGTGCAGGTACAGGACTATATAGAGTCTGGCGGGGCGACGTTCGAGGTTGTGGGCGTCAATAATGAAAAAGAGCCCCTGACCGAGATTCTAGCCCTCTGCTATAAGGTGGAATAATGCCAAAAGATGTAAATATCAAACTGGTGTTCAATCACCTGCCTGCTGTCGCGCCCGCCGCTAAAGCCCGTCTTGCACAAGTTGTGGCACAGACGGCCAAGGGCATTCGAGAAGATGTGCATAAAGAGATGCAGAGCCCAAAGCACGGGCGTCATTACGTCATCGGTGGCAAGCCGCACGTCGCGTCTGCACCAGGTGAGGCGCCTGCTGTGTTTTCTAGCGACCTGATTGACAGCATCAAAGAGGAGATGGTCGGCCCACTGACCTATATCGTGCCCGCTGAGGGCATCCAGGCATGGTGGGAGTTTGGGTTGCGCGGGTATCCCGCTCGCCCCTATTTCCGCCCTGCGGTAGACAAGACCCGGCCCAAGTTTGAGAAAGATTGTGGCGAGGCGGTGAAGTAACGTGGCCAGTGCAAGTGTAGCGGCGGCACTTTACTCGCGCCTAAACGATGACGCGACACTGGGCGCTATCGTCACGGGCGTCTATCGTAATGTAGCGCCCAGTACGGCGACATATCCTTTTGTGCTGATGCAGTTCATTGACAGTAACGACGAATATACCCTTACACAACGGGTCAGATCGCGCCAGCGATGGCAGGTCAAAGTTATTGCCAAGGGGTATTCGGCAGTTGACGCCGAAACGGCGTTGAATCGGGTTGATGTTTTGCTGACTGACCAGGCCCTGAGCGTGAGCGGGAAAACCAACTGGTACATTCGCCGCGACAGTCAGTTTGAGTATGCCCAAATGGGCGAGTTCGGCGTTGTCTACCAACACGTAGGCGGCGACTGGATTATAGAGATGGCGT